GCATACGACGCCCTTAATGCCGGCAGACAGTATCCCTATGTCCGGGTATGACTTTGCCACGGCGTGTAGCCCCGCGAATCCGTGCTTCGTCAGCAGCAGCGCATCATCGTTCAACAGAATTATGTCGTTATCGCCGGCGGCTGCGATGCCGATGTTGGCATTTCTGGCGAACACAAACGGCCGGATGCCGTCCACATAGCGCACGTCAAGGTCGCACTTCGCCCCGTCATCCACGACGATGATGTCAATGTCCGGCTCGTTGCGCCGCACGAACGACACGCACGCTTTCAGGTTGTCGCTGTTGGCTGATAGGATTACGACTGATATGCTCACTGCCACACCGCCCGGAACGCTGTGAAGTCGCACGTCCCTTTGACTCCGATGCCTAACACGGTATGCGGATGGAGCGGGTCACCGATGAATCCCACGTAGCACGTCTCAAATGGACGCAGCAGGCTCTCGAATCCAGACGGCGTGAATCGCCAGTAGTCATGCGGGAACTCGTGTATCGGGAAGTCCATCACGCTGCTGAGGACGCAGATACCGCCCGGCTTGAGTATGCGGTGCATCTCATCACACGCCTTGTGGCAGTACTCAACGTGTTCCAGCGTGTCGAGGCATAGCACCGTGCCGGCGGTTTCATCCGGCAGGTCGATGTCGTGCAGGTTCAGAATCACGTCTACGCCCGGCCCCTCGCGCATGTCACACCCTACGTATTCCATGCCAGGGAATAGCGGGCGCAGATTGGCAATGTCTTCCTGCCCCTCGACTTGCAATGAACCGAACTCGTATATCGGGCCGCTTATCGGGATGGTCTTTGTTGCCACGCTGACGAACTGCTTTACACGCTGCCTCATTTGACGGCCTCCATCCTGATGGTCAGGTATGGCCCGTCTTGTCCGGTACGCAGATTAGCGTCAAGTATCTTGAACGCGGCCTTGATGCCGTATGACTCAGCGAACCGCTCTCGGTATATGTTGCCGGCGGTGTAGTACAGGAAGCTGCGCTCGTTCCAGTAGCTCACGTGTGTCGGGTCTTGGAATGCGCCCGGCCCACCTGTGGTCGGGACGCCAATTTCGATGACGCCACCTGGCGCAAGGACGCGCCACGCTTCGTTCATCGTGTGTATCTTGTCCGGTAGGTGCTCGATTATGTCTTTTGCCCGGATGAACTCTACCGAGTTATCGTCCCACGGCCACGCCTCGCGCAGGTCTGCTACTACTACGCCTGCGCGAGGCGATATGTCTACATTCACATAATCAGGCCGTATGTCGTCGCAACATCCTAGATTTAGCTTCATGGCCCTCCCCCATGTTGCTATCAGCCGCCCAGCGTTTGCAGTTCGTTCACCACAAGGAATTGGGCGCCCAGCACCGGCGCGCTGTCGTCGTACACTGCCTTGAACGGCAGAGTCACGATGTCGTCACCGTCTTCGTCTTCGAGTGACGGCACGGCGGTGTATCTGACGGCCATGTCCACGCGGAACGTCTTGTACGTGTACGTGTCGCCGGTAGTGAGTTCAGAACCAAGGAACTCCATACGCATCAGCCGGACGGTCTCATTGCGCGCCGCGGTGATTTCTGTCTCTGCCGAGGCGTCGTGCTCAAGCGTGATGCTGCCGGTGATTTCGTTCTCGCGGTAGCCTCGGAATACGGTGGTCGAGAAGTACAGGTTGCCGTCCGCCGTGTGCAGTGCCTTCCAGCCGGTCGGGATGGTCAGGTCGAATGCGTGCCACGTGTTCGTCTTCTGCGTGGTGCCGACGGTCGTGGTGTCGATGTACAGCTTGCCCTTCTGGAACAGAATCTCTTCGACGTCCACCAGTGACGGCGCGGCGGTGAAGCTGGTATCAACGACTTGCTGCCCGCGCAGGGTGCCGCCCATCATTACGGCCTCGCCCTTGGCTCCTGACAGCGTGATTTCCTCAGCGTAGACATACGCCAGTGAGTCTTGTCGCTGGTCGTCGCCGGCCTCGATGCACAAGGTCTGCTTGGTGCCGGCTACGGTGTCGATAATGTCGTAGGTGTACGCATAGCCAGAACTGTCAACCGTGCCGGTGTTGACGTTCTCGATGCCGATGGAAAACATCACCGGCAACTGTTCAAACGTGGCCGGCGTGTCGTCCAGCGTGACCGTACCCGCAAGCTGCGGGATGTAGGATCGGTTGCGCGGCATGTAGCTGCCAACATCCTCTTCGGGAAATACGATTGCGCGCTCGTCGTTCAGCACGCCCGTGCCTCTCCAGATTTCGGTTGTCGCCTCTGCCGTGCCTGTCGTCGTCTCGTACGCGAACTGGATTCTGCGTAGTGCTTTGACGCCCATTATTTAGCCTCCTTCTCCTTCTCCGGTTTCGGAGTAGGCTCTTTGAGGCTCTTCTTGTCCTGCTCTTTGGCAGGTGGATCAACGTACTCGGCATACCCGATACTGACCAGTGCATCGTTGTTCGGCTTCGTCAGGTCAATCTCAAGTCCACGGGCCAAATGCCCGCAACCAATCAACGATAGCGGCTTAAGTAGTCGGATCATGTGTTAACTCTCCTATCTGGTTTTCGGCCCGTTTCATTGCCACGTAGCTCGTAAAGGTTTCGCCGTCTATGTACTGATAACTCATGTGCGGCGAACAGATGGTCGTGTCCACCCACATGTCAAAGCCGTACTTGTTGCACTGTGAGGAAAAATACGTGTCCTCACCCGGATAGTGGCCGGCATTATCGCCGCCCCAGTTGAACCAGAACCACGGCTCTGGTATCGTCTCGAATACCTCACGGGCCACGCACAGTGCTGCACTTCCGCATACGTCAATCTTGATGAGGCCCGGCGTCCACTTCTCGATTGTGTGAACAATGCCGTCTTCGCTCTCGATGTAGTGGCATGGGTCGTATGGCCTACCGCGCCTGAACACCATCGCAGATAACACCTTCTTGTCCGGGTTCGCCTTGATACGCTCCATCATGTGAAGCGGTAGCCGTGACGGGTGACGGTGATCCGCGTCCAGCATCAGCAGGTGTGTGAACGCCGGGTCGCTCTCCAAGAACCGCTTCACCATCTGATTACGCTGTAGCGCCACATGCATCGGTTGTGACCGCATGATTCCGAACCCGTCAATCGCCGCCCGTGTTGCCATGTCAATGAAGTCGAAGAAAATGTCGCTGTTCGGTACGCCGGTGCGTTCCGGCAAAGGAGCGACCATCAGTCGTGGCCGCTCCGCAGCTTCCGTATTCTGTTGCGCTCCCATGTTCCCCCCTAGATGTTGCGCCTCTGCTTAATGTCAATCTCGAATCGCCAGCCAAGGTGCATATCGTTACCAAATTGCAGCACGCCGTAGCTGGATCGCATCCCCTTCACTGTGTCCACCGTGCCGCTCAATGTGATGTTGGTGGACAGCATATCCTCAAAGCGGTTCAAGAACGGTCGCGCCACTGTCTCCGCCTGTGGCAAGTTACCCCGCGCCACGTGTAACTCCGCAATGATGGTGCTGTGGCTCTCAAATTCGTGGTACGGCCCGAATATCGTCTCGCCACGACTCGGCATGTTGATAAACGCCGGCATATCCATGATGCTCTCAGGCGTCTTGTCGTGTGCCGCCTTGACGCCAGTTATGTCGCGCTCCAATGCTGCCAGCGCCGTGAATACCGCCTCGAAATCAGTCGCCATTACTTCCCCGCCATTCGTCGCCCTATATCTGGCAGAATCTTGTTCATCTCAGAGATCACGTTGCCCTTCGCGCCTTCCCACGCCTTACGCAGAAACTTCTTCGGGCGCAATCCGCCACGCAGACCGATGGCCCGTGCCACCGCCCACGCGCTGGCTATGCCATTTCGCTTCGCCCACGTTTCAAGCACCGCCGGCGGAGGCCAGTGTCGCTTGCCCGGTTTCGGCCCCGGCCCGTCGTAGAGTAGGCCAGTACCATACTCCTGATACGCCATGTGTTTGTTCGGACTGCCGACGATACCCTGCAAGTCGCTGCCAATCGGCTCTACCATGTGCGTGATGGACGATATGCCTTGCCCTGTTCCGCCCGAACCGTAGCCAGACGGCCCCTTGCCTGCCGCGTTTACTTTTGCCGGCGTCTCGATGTGAATCAGCGCCACGTTCATGTGCTTGCTGGCAATCGACTTGACGCGTGGGTCATTCAGCCGGCGTATAATCTTGTCGATGTCTTCGACGCCCTCTAGTTTGATTGGCAGCCCATCGGTCATATCGCTAGCCGTCTCAGGCCCGCATCGTACAGCACCGCCTTGATTTCCGGCGCTATCTCTTTGACGTACATCAGTTGGCCCAGTTCAATCACGCCGCCGGCGTCCTGGTACGAACCCTGCGCTCGCTTGAATGACCGCACCGCGGAGGCGATGACCGCTTCCTTGACTATCTCCGCCGGCCTGTACACATAGATGGTCGTGTCCTGGTCGTGCGCCGCGGCTGTCGTGCCGCATTGCGCGCGCTTGACGGTGAGCGTTTCGGTTCCGCCGGCGATGGTCGTCTTCACCACCAGCATGTACTCGGAGTCGGCCTTGATAAGCTGCCCCACCTGGAACCGCGGCCCGACGCCCCACAGGTCGTCACCGCTGATGCTGTTTACCGTGACGGTCGTGCCAGCCGCTGTAAGTGGGTCATTCTCTACCGTGTCCTGTGAGTCTTCCCACGCGTTAGCGTAGTTGTCGTGCCAGCCCCACCAGCCGTCAATCTTGACGCTCTTCTGCCCGGTGTACCAGTAGCCATAATTGCCCGTGGTGTTTTGATTCATATCGAGGCGGTATATCGGCGTGGCGTCGTATAGCAGGTCACTTCCACCAACGGCGAAGTAGTCCGTACTGGCAAGCGTGGTATAGTTCTCACCGTGGTCGTATGACATGTACACGTTGTCTACTTCGAGCAGCGTGCCGTCAACGTGCAGTGATGCGCCGCCGTCTGAATGCGGGTAGCGTGTGGCGTATTGCGGCCAGAATGTCCTACCTGTCAGGCGGTCAATGAGGCGGCTTGACTGCGTGATACACCGACGGAAGGCGTGCTTGTATTGGTCAGTCGTGCCGAATGTATCTGGCAGCGCGTCTTTGATTTCTTCATACGTTGCGTATGGGATCATCGCTTACCTCAGCGTGATAATGGTCGTGCCTGTCTTGGCGCTGCCGGCGTTGCTCACATTCAACGTGAGCGCACTGTTGACTACCGCTCCCAGCCCGTCTTTGTTGGTCTTATATGTCGTGGCATCATTGGCAAGGTTCGCGCCCAGCCCGGCTATCACGTCCACACTGTTGCTATCTGTGATGGTGATGTCGTACGCGTTGGTAGGCTGTGTGCCGCCACTGCCAGGTATCTGTGTCACCGATTCTATGATGCCATTCAGCACGGCAGTTGTGGCGCTGGTTACGCCACCGTCCTGCGCCGGCGCTGCTGCTGTACCAGATGTCCACGCCCACTTAATCTGCTTGACAGACGCGGAGGTGATTTCCGTTTTCGTTGCGGTTCCTACTGCCATCGGTTACTCTCCATGATTCAATTCAGGATGCACAAACTCAATCGCGGCCTCTGTGACCGGAATGCCGAGGTACGCTGCCAGCACTTCGACGCTTGTCTCTGGCGCATCCAGCACGCCCTCGTATTCAATCTGCGCCCACTCTCGCCCTTCAAGGAAGTCAGCCAGCCGCTCGTTGTATTCGTCATACAGATAACCGGCGACCTCCGCGGTCTGGTGCGCGTCACGTGTCAGCAGCGACTTGACTACCGATTCCCGCTTGCGAAACACTGCCACGAATATCGGGTCGGTCAGGTGTGGCAGATAATGGTCAATGGTCAGGACGGTGCGCGGGTCTTTCCATCCCCATATCAGGTACTTGGCATCGCGCCGCGCTATCATGTCCTTGATAAGTGGCTCCGCGCCGGTGACGCTGTTCAGCATCTTGCGAGGCGGCACGTGATCCCATGCCCCGCCGCACGCCTCGATTATCTTTTGATTCACGTAGACGAATGATGTGTCCTCAAAGTGGCCCATCGGGTTTGACTCCGCAGGCCCGACTAGCACCGATCCCATTGACACGCCCAGGCGGGTGAGTATCCCCGCTACCATCGACGTGCCGCTTCTGTGCATTCCCAACACTACTACCTGGCTCACGGCTCCCCCCTACCTGTCTTCCCATACTCCCGGTCGGTTTGCTATCTGTTGCGGCGTGGCGCTTGGCTTGTCGATGTTCGGTGACAGAATAATGTCACGCACGATGTAGCCCTTGGCCTTAAGCTCCTCAATTTCCTCTTTGGTGAGCTTGCGCCCGACCATCTTATTCCGCGGCGCGCTGGTTATCATATTGCCTCCTGAATGCATCCGATACGTTCTGGTCTACCCAGCCCTGTACCAGGTGCGGCGATTGCACCGACGGGTCAACCCATATCGGGATGTCGTGCTCGCGGCACTTCGCGCAGAATGCTAAGTCCTCTCCGAGCCACTTGCCGTATTCAATCGTGAACCAAGGCGACGGGATTGTCTCGAATACTTCCCGCGCTATCATCAGACACGCGCCGCCTACGAAGTCGGTCTGGAATGGCTCGGTCGGGACAGCCGCAAGTCTCAGCATGTCGCCGTCATCATAGGCCCATGCGGTCGGTTCGTATGGCGGCCCACGCCGATATGATAGGCCCGACATCACCGGCTTGTTGTGCGCCAGTAGCCGCTCGACGATATCCGCCGGATGCTTGTGGTCTACGTCTAGCATCAAGATGTGCGAGTAGTCACTATCAAGCAGCATCTGCGCCAGTGTGTTGCGCTGCTTGTCGGCCCGTGTGTACTTGACACGAAAGAACGGATGGCCGCGCTCTACAATTGCCAGTAACGAAAATAGCGCCTCGTCACACGCGACGCCGGCCCGCTCTGGCAGTATTCCAAGTACTACGGTCATTCGCCCCCCCCAGGTGGAGGAGAGGGGTTGCCCCCTCTCCATTACAGATTACGCGTTGGTCGAGGCTGTCCAGTCTATCAACATGCCTTTTTCATCGACGAGGTTAGCCACATACACAGGATCCATAAGCTGGAACGTTGCGCCTGTGACAGCCGTGGTGATGTTGGCCGCATTGTCAGCTAACATGATTTGCAGGTTCGGCCCGATGAAGCCGGTCGAGCTGGTGACGGTATCCACAATGGCGATATCGGCGGCGTTGGCTGTCCAGATTTTGCCGTCGTGGATGTCTACCCGTGCGCTCAGGGTTGTGCGGCAGTCGATTGCGCCGACTGCGAAGTTGCCGTAAATGTAGAAGTTCTTGATCTCTACATCGTCGGCCCCAACAAGGGCGATTGCGCTGTTCGCACCGGCAGCCGCAGCGCCGAAGTGCTTGTATCCGTCAATCAACAGCCGGTCAGCCGCGGCGGTCGTGATGATTGTGTCCGTGGCCTGTCCGGTTACGTCTCGATACTCACAGTCGATGATGGCGCAGTCGGTTGAACTCACTTCGATGACGCCGGTCGTCGCGTCGATGCCGCCGGTAAAGCGGAGGTTCTGGATGGTCACGCCAGCCGCGGCAAGTTTGCAGTCGCCGGCGGCAGCAGTAGCGTTCAGCGTCGGCATCTGTCGCCCGCGCCGAATGCCGATGACCGTCACGCCGGCCACGTCGATGTCCACCGCGCTGTCAGCCGCCAAACTTTCGGTATGCGCGGGGTGAACCCAAATCACATCATCATGGCTGGCTGTGCATTTGTTCACAGCCGCGTCAATGGTGCTCAACGGGTCGTCCCACGACAAGCCGCTCGCGGTTGCAGAGCCGCTGTTGCTATCCACGAAGTACGCATCGCCAGCGAAGTCGCCAGGGTACATGACAAGCTGGCCATTCATCCATCGGGAGTACAGCGCCCCACGAGGTGCTTCACTCATGGTATATCTCCTTATTTCGAGAGAGGGGGACGCTGTTACACGTCCCCCAGGTTAGATTAGGACGGCTTCACGTAGACGTACACGCCAGAGCTGTCCGCCCCGTTGAGCTGGTCACGCTTGACGCGCGAGCCGCCACGGACGTACACAGCCGACACGTTGTCTGTGCCGGTGTTTCCACCCTCAGAGGCATGGACACGCACATGCGTAAATCCATCGTCCAGGTCTGACGCGTGGCATTCCAGGATCACCCAGTTGCCATCAGCGTCAATCGGCGCGGCGGTATCATAGTCACCGGATGCCGCGGAGGTGGTCAGCGCCTTGGAGTAGCTACCTGCGCTGTCCTTGGCCTGTTCCAGGTGGCATTCGTCGAGGTCATCGCCGGCGTTCCAGGTGCCAAGCTCCACCTTGCACAGGAAGGTCTCGAAATCTTCCATCGACACCCAGTGGAGCGACGTATCGCTGCCGTTGGTGTTCGTGCCGCCGATATCCGTTTCGGTGAACGGGAAGTCCACCGCAATCAGTTGGGAAAGGTACTCACTCATGGTATTCTCCTCCTATGACCGGCTCTGCAATACGACGATGGGCGACTGCGTGTTCGTGCCCTTGTACGGCGTCAACGAGCTTCTCCACATCGGCATACCGTTGCAGCGAAGCGTGAACTTGTATGTCATCTCGTCGTACAGGAACCGCACGTGGACGCTGGACGATGAGTCCATCCCGCCCTTGTCGATCCAGAGGTACTGCGACATGTCGGTCAGGATGATGTCGCCCAACGTGCCGAGCGTCTGGCACTGCTCGATAGGAATGACCGGACGGCCATACAGCATCGAGTACGGCGACTGTGAAAGCCCACCCGGAGGCAGGTACACAGGTGCTCCGCCGGTGCCAACGTTCAGCGCCATGCTGTACAGCTGCGGCTCGATGTCCTGATTGATAAGCCACACACTGTTACCCCGTGACGGCGCATACAGGCGTGACCACATCTTGAAGATGTTCTCAGCCACAACGGTCGTCGCAGCCTGGCCGGTTTCTTTGCTCACCCGGACATAGACATCGCTGTCATTCAGCAAGCCCTTCGGCTGGCCGACGCCAGTACCGTTGACGATGCCGTCCTGAATCTTGAAGTTCATCTCTTCTGCGAACGCCTGTCCCAGCAGGGATTCCAGCGCGGTCGAGTCGGCCAGAAGCTCCTCAGTCGCGTAGCAGACGGCGCGCAGTTTCTTGAGCGCCAATTCCTGCTGCTTCACCTTCGGGTCGCTTGCGGTCGTGGTGTCGGCTTCGTCAGTCCAGGATGCCTGCACGCCACCCCAGCGGGAACCATCGGCCCGGCTGGTTTCGTCGATGCTGTTCCATACCAGTCGATTCTAGTTGCCACTGATCGGGATGCGCCGACAACGGCCCAAAAGCTGGCTGTTGTCATACGTGCGCTTGATGAGTTCGGCGGCGAAGTCTGCCTGCACCAGGAACCCACCGTCAGACGGCACAGACTCCGACAGGCCAGAAGGCGCGTTCTTCGTATGCGCCCGGTCAAGTCGGCTGTCCTTGTACGAGGGGTCGATGCCTACACGCGCCACGGCCTGCAACTGTTCGCCCAACGTCTTGAACTTGTCTGGCTCTTGTCGAACCTGCGCGGCGACTTTCTTCTCTTTGATGGTCTCAAGCGGGTCGGTGATGGCCTTGCGCCCAGGAACCTCAGACTCAAAGGCTTCCAGTGCGGCCAGCGACTTCTCGCGCTCTTCCATGGCCTTGATTTCGGCCTGCAAGTCAACGGCCTCGCTGATCCACTCGTCAGCCTGCGCCAGTTCGTCGGCAGTGGCGTCCGGGTTCTCGATGATGGACTTGGCCTCTGCGCGAAGCCGGGCCAGTTCCTCCAATTTCTTCTTCATCTCAATACACCTCCAACGATTGCATTCTTAGCTTCAATTCCAAACGCTTGCGCTCGTCTTCGTGTGTAGTGAGTGCCGGTTCTGGCGGCTCGGCTACGGCAAGAAGTTCTTGCAATGCGTCAATCCCACGCGTCACAAGCTCTTGGCTCTTTTCTGTGTCGGTGTCCTCATGCTCTCGCAGCAATGCGAGTATGATTTCGATACGGTCTAGCTGGTCATAGTCGGCCAGCTTCTCAAGCGGGTCGTCTAGCTGAAAGCCCTTGACGCCCGTGATAGTGGCCTGGTCGTTCATCGCAATTGTCACGGGGGAGAACTCGTACAGCCGCAACTCATTCAGCAGATGCACGCGCTTGCCGTCCAGGTCTGACCACGTGTCCTTGACAATGTCGTAACCAATGGACAGTTCACTGATAACACCATCGCGCATCAACGTGCGAACGTCACGGCCAAGCGACGTATCTGAGATGTACGCCTTGACGAACAGCCCGTGCGCGTCCTCAGTCATCTCCAGAGGCTTGCCAATGGGTTGTGTCCAGTTGTGCTGCCAGACCACCTTGATTCTGTGGGCGCGCTCTGCGATGGTTTTCTTAAATGCGCCCGGTAGTACGATGTCCCCCCCATCGTCGAGATTGTTGAATGCCGACGCGTAGCCCGTGAAGGTTCCGGCGTCTTCGTCAATCTCTTTGACCTCGAATGGAAATGCCTTGTACTGCATGATTTACCTCCAGTAGAACGCAAAAGAGCCAGCCGGGGCGGACTGTCTGACAGTCATCCCCAACTGGCTCAATAGGCTCTGCTGGTATTGCGTTATGCGGTTATTGGTACGCCGTGAATCCTAGCTCAATATCTGGCAATCGCTCGCCACAATACGGGCAGAACTTGATGCTGTGCTGTTCTCCATCGTCAAATATCCACCCACCATAAACCCACTCAATGCCCTCTTCGCTGTCCTTGCACCAGTGCGCCACAGACATGCGCGCCATGCCACGCGAATCACGTTCTGGCTTGATTACTATTCGGCTCATCGGCTCCCCCCATGATTCACTCCCCACACGACCGCCGCTAGCCGCCGCGCCAGAAACGTCGGCATCCATTGGCGGTATCGGTAGTACAGGCGCATGATCTCGCCCAGTTCAGGCTTCGTCAGGCCGTTGATAATCGGCTGGCTCATAGCTCTCCCCCCATAATTGTCACAGCGTCTTCCGTAATATTGAGCAGGTCATTCACCGTCAACGGAACCTCTTCTTTACTACGCTTATCCTTGACCATCAGCACGCCCGGCCCCGCAATGCGCCCCAGCTTGACGCCGGTCGGTGAGCAGAACCAGTAGACGCCGCCGGAATGCTCCCAGTGCCATGAAGCGGTACTATACGATTGTGCGTTATACGGCGTGCGGGTCTCAGTCATACATCGGCCCCCGGCAGTTCGGACACTTGCCATCGCGGTACTCGCTTACAAGCGGACTCGTGCCGCACCACGCGCAGCGGTGGCGATGCTCGATTGGGGTAGCGGCTGACACCATACCTTTAGGTGGCGTTATCCAACTACCAATGTGAGTCGATGCCTGCG